TTGGAGTTGCTTGTACTAAAGAAAAGAATTGATTTTACTGGAAAAGGCTCACCGCATTTTGGCGTTGCTTGGTTTTGTTACAATTTGCTACCACAAACACTTTTATTCAAATAACCTTTAACACCAAAGAGAAATGAACGAAGAAGCATTCAACAAAATGATGGGGTATCCATTGGAAGCCGTCGAACAACTGGCGGAAAGAGCAAAAGAAATCAACCGCAAACGTCTGATTGAATTGAACAATCGAGATTTGCACAACAACGGAATTGAAAATGATTGAACATAAAAATTGCAGTCAATGCGGCAATCATTTACCAGTGACACAATTCAATAAAAAGGGATTTGGAAAGTTGCGTTCCGAGTGTAAAGAATGTCAAAAAAAGTACACACGAAATCGTGTTTGGAAACGCGACCCACATTATTCGGTGTACTATTTACCAAATGAACATTACATTGGTATGACGAACAATTTGAAAGCAAGAATACAAGACCACAAAAATAAAAATGGACGTGACGTGACCGATTACAAAATTGTTGGCCAATTTGATTCAGCGGTCAAAGCGCATTTGGTTGAAACGTTATTCCATTTTATTGGTTGCAATGGTTTTCACGAAGGCAACAGCAAAGAAACCACGAAGGTTGACACACAATTAAATTTATTCAACTCATTAAAAGAAATACTATGACTAAGCAAGATTTTGTCCAAATGCTTGAATCGCATGATTGGACGTACGAAAGAAGTGACGATCACAGCAAATGGACGCGTGGTTGTGAACAACGCCGACGCATCATGGCGGCCAAAGTATTGTTTGGTGCAGACGGCGAATACCTATTCGAGAAATACCGCAAAAAATACGGCGCATGAGAATTAAGAACGTAGAACAAAGAAGCCGCGAATGGTTTCAAATGCGATTGGGTGTGATCACCGGATCGCGTTGTGCCAACGTATTCAAATCGGCAAATCTTTCATTCATGGATGAATTGATTGCCGAACGGTTGAGCGGTGAAATCATTGAATCACCAACCACACAAGCGATGATGCACGGCATCATGATGGAACCAGTTGCATTGGACGAATACCGATTGCGCACGGGTGCCGACGCAAGGGAAATTGGATTTTGCATTCATGACGAACACGAATGGTTGGCCATCAGTCCAGATGCGTTGGTGTACGAAAATGGCACACCAGTTGGCGGCGTGGAAATCAAATGTCCATCGACGAAAAAGCATGTGGAATATCTTCGCATGGGGAAAGTCCCGGCGCAATACAAATCGCAAGTGATGCACTATTTCATCGTTGTCGATTCATTGCAATGGGTCGACTTCGTATCGTTTGACCCACGAATCCAAAAAAATTTGTTTATATTTCGAGTTCACCGAAACGATCCGCAAGTTCAAATGGACTTGGAAATGCGCAAACAATCTTATTTGAAGTTTTGGGATAAACTGCAAACGTATGAAAGGCAAATCACCGAATGATTCGGAACACTGGCAAGCGGCCAAAGAATATTTCCGAGCAATTGGCAAACCACATTTGATTGGAATGTTGGAACGCATTGTTGAGTTAAGGCAAGAAGCAAAAGAAAACGAATGAATTGGATTCCCAAAAATTTGAAAGAACTGGCAAAACTTGCCAATGAGTTGAACGCCGAAAAGCACCCGGATATTCCGCCACACGTATTGGTTCGCAAGAAGTTTTCGGACACCACCGCCAATGAGTTGACCAAAACGATCATTTGGGATATGTACCACGTCCGCGAAGGTGTGGCGTACCGAATCAACAACGGTGCCGTGTACGATCGCAAAAAGGGCGTATATAGAAAAGGCGTCCAACGTCGTGGCATTCCAGACATCATTGGAATCATCAATGGACGTTTTTTTGGCATCGAAGTGAAGATTGGCAAAGATCGCCAGTCGGCCGACCAAAAGGAAATTGAACGTGAAATTGACGACGCCGGCGGCGTGTATTTTATCGCCAAATCGTACGATGATTACCTAAACAAGATTGCCAAACATGATAAACGACACCCATAAAAAAGGCGCATTGACCGAATTGCGGTGTGCCGCCGAACTTATCAAACGAGATTGGCACGTGGCGTTCCCGTTTGTGCATCAATCAAACATTGATTTAATCGCGTATCGCGACACGCGATTTGTGACGATTCAAGTGAAAAGCGGTAATTTGATGAAGGGACAATGGGCAGAAATCAACGTGGTATTTGACCAATACAAGGGTGTTGATTTCATCATTTGCTACGATTTGACCCATCGCCGTTGGTTCATTTTCCCGTTCAAAGATTTAGAGGGACGCAAGTCGGTCACGTTGTCGCCGAAACGATATTCGCGCAATTGCGACAATTGGGCATTGATTAGATAAAAACAAAGAAAAGAGCAAACAACCAAATGGACATCACAAAGATTGCCCAGAAATATCACGACGCCGGGTTTTCCCCAATCCCGTTGATTCGTGGTAAAAAAAGACCATCCATCAAAGGGTGGCAAAAGCACGCCGAAACGCGCATTGAAGATTTTTCCGTTTTTTCCAAAACCAATGGCATTGGTTTGGTGATGGGGTACGACGGCATTCAATGCCTTGACATCGACGCAAAGCATTTTGAAGGGGACGAATACAATGATTTTGTTTCATTAATAGAACAACATGATCCGACATTGATTGATAAAATGGTCATTCAACAAACGCAATCGGGCGGCTATCATTGGATTTTCAAATGTTCAGAAATCGCCGGCAACGAAAAGTTGGCGAAGAACAAAAAGGGTGAAGTAACTTTTGAAACACGTGGAACGGGTGGCCAAATCGTAGTGTGGCCGACGCCGGGTTATAAGATAAAAGGAAAAATCACGGACGTCGTTCAAATCAGCCCAATGGAACGCAACGTGATTTGGTCGTGCGCACGCATGATGGACGCCACCGTTCCACAATCAGAACCGATGAAGAATCAACCGTTGGATTCGGTGTTCACGGGTGAAGTAGACGAAACAACGCCGTGGGGTGAATTTCGTGCCACGTTCACCGTGTTGGAAGTATTAACGTCGGCGGGTTGGTCAATAGTGCGTGAAAACGACAAAATGATTTATGTTTTGCGTCCCGGTGATACCAAGGCCGAATCGTCTGGCGTCGTGTTCAAAGATTCGGGAATGTTTTTCCCGTTTACCACGTCCACACAATTTGAGGCCGAGCAAGCCTACGATTCATTCCAAGCGTTTGCAGTATTAAGACACAACGGCGATTTCCAATCCGCGATTCGCGAATTGCGAAACGACGGATTCGGCAAACAATCAGAACCGGCCATTTCAAACGATGCGTTGTTCGATTACGAGAACGCCACCGATGCCGATATTGATGAAATGTTGTCGTTGTTGCAATCGTTGGAAGTAGATTCAACGGTTGAGGTTGAAGAACCAGAAAAGGCGATCACGTTGCATTTTGGAACCGACCAATTCATTTTCGGTTCATTGGGTAACTTTTCAATGATTCAAGGGAAGGCTAAATCGCGCAAATCTTATTTCCTATCTTCATTGATGGCGGCCGCAATATCAGATCACGACGTTTGTGGCCATATTCGTGGGCACGTGTCAAGTAAAATGAACATTTACATTGACACCGAGCAAGGCGATTTCCACGCGGCAAAGGCAAAGAAACGCATTCAGTCGATGGCGGGTTTAGACCCACGCATCAACCAACCGAATTTCAAACATTACCGATTCCGTGGTTTATTGACCAACAAAGAACGTTTGAAGTTGACGGACTATATTATGAAAAGCAATGACAATTTGGGGTTGGTGGTTATTGACGGGGTGGTTGATTTGGCATCCAAAGGGGTGAACGATGAAGAAGAAGCAACGGCCATTGCATCCAAGTTATTGGAATGGACGGATAAAAACAAATGTCATATTTCAGTGGTATTGCACGAAAACAAGAACGACCGCAATGCCAAAGGACATTTGGGTTCGTATTTGGTGCAGAAGGCCGAAACAACCGTGTCATTGGCCAAATCAGAATCAGAACCGGGCAAATCAGACATTGTGCCAGAATACACAAGAAACAAAGAATTCCCGCCAATGATCATGAACATCACGGGTTACGACACCATTGAATTGGAAGTGAACGAACCCGTTGAAGCGATTCCAGACCGTGTATGGACGTCAGAAGATTACAAGCGTGTTTTGCCATTGATTATTGGAAAGAACGTCACAGACGCCACGTCATTCATTCGTGACACGGAAGGCGTGCCAAATCGAATTGCAAAGAAACTATTGAATGAAATGGAAGCCGGCGGAATGTTTGTCATTGAATACAGTGGACGTGCGAAGGTGATTAAAAACAACGAATTGATATGAGTGACGACAGATATAAAGTATTTGAAGAAATAGCGTTCGACCATTTGTTGAAACGTTACGGTTGGAAGGTTTGCACCACGCCACAATATTCATTGGTTGATGGCATTGCCGTGAAGAACAATGAAATCACCCACGTCGTGGAGTTTAAGTCACGAAACGAATCAATGGAATCAATGGAACGATTCGGGACGTATCTTATAAGTTACGACAAGATTGAAAATGGATTGCAGATTTGTCGCATGATGCGCGTGCCGTTCATTCTCATTGTGTACCTAATCAAAGACGGTGTAGTGATGGGCATTGAAATTGGTGATGAATTCGGTGTGTCGGTTGAAATGGAAATCAAAGAAACACGAACGCAAAAATCAATTGAGGGCGGAACGGTGATCCGTCGCAATGCCTTCATTGATTTGGAAAATTTTTATATTTTATGATTGATTTGAAGTTGCGCAATCAAATCGCCCAATTGTTTGTCGACATGAACGTCGGTGAATCAAAACCAGTTCGCAAACTGGAAATGGTGCCGTTACTCAAAGAAGTGAACGACACGGCAATGATTGGGCACGCCATCCGATTCGTGAAGAATAAGGAAGGCGACGTGATCGCATTGAAGAAATACCGCAAAACCGCAATAGAAAAAAGATTTGAAAACAAAGGTTTGTAGCAAGTGTGAAAAGGAAAAGTCGTTGGATCAGTTCAACAAATTGATTCGTGGCAAGGGTGGGCGTCGTGCGCAATGCAAAACGTGTGACCATCAGTACCGCAAACAACGCGGATTGCAGATTCCGCAAACAACGGCCAAATATGAGTTGAACCAACAAACCATGATGAACCACATGTACATCCATTTTGGTTTTTGGGAATCACGCATGACCAACATCGAGCGTGACCAAAGCAAACGCGACGTGCGCAAGTATTACAAAGAGGAAAAACGAATAGATTTAAGAAAAGAGAAATGAAAGTGTTGGAATTATTTGCGGGTTCACGTTCTATTGGCAAAGCGGCCGAATCATTATCAATGGAAGTGTTTTCATCAGACATTAACGCATTTGATGGCATTGATTATGTTGTGGACATCCTCGATTTTGACGTCAACAATGTGCCATTTGTGCCCGATATTATATGGGCATCGCCGCCGTGTACAACATATAGCATTGCGGCAATATCACATCACCGTGATGGACAAAAACCACGCACACCATTTGCAGAAAAGTCCGACCGAATGATTGCAAAGGTTCACGACATCATTGACCATTTCATCGCCATCAACCCAGATTTGGTGTACTTTATTGAAAACCCACGTGGTATGTTGCGCAAAATGGATTTCATGCAACGCCATGAACGCCGTTGTGTAACTTATTGTCAATACGGTGATAAAAGAATGAAGCCAACGGATATTTGGACGAATCACGCGTTTTCTTTATTCAATCCTAACGGATGGATTCCACGAAAACAATGTTACAATGGGAACATCCATTGTCATCATGAGGACGCGCCACGCGGTTCAAAGACTGGCACGCAAGGATTAAAAGGAAATTATTTACGGAGTAAAATACCAAACGAATTGTGTTTGGAAATACTACAATCAACAACAAATTATGCCTAATGTACCAAAGAGAAAAAACCGGCCGTGGTTGCAAGGTCAGAACAAAGCAAGCAAAGCACGATTGGAAAGGAACAAGTTTTACCAAACGTCAGCGTGGCGAAAATTACGCGCCATGTTCATCAAACGGCACCCGTTGTGTGTCGAATGCAACGGAGTTGGCCAAGTGGTTGATCACATTGAATCCATCAAATCGGGTGGCGATCCGTTGGCGTGGGACAACCTTCAAACAATGTGTCATCGATGTCACAACGTCAAAAGTGGACGAGAAGCACACCAATGACACGATTATTGCCCAAAAATTACCTACATAGGGGGGTGTAAAATGTAAAAATGGATAAATTATAACATCACCGCCCCCATAAAGCGAACACGACCGCAATTTTGGGCGTCAAAAAGTTAAAAACGAAACACCTTGTTAAAAATTTAACAAATGATAAAACTACACAACAACGACTGCCTTGAGGCAATGAAGCAGATGGACGACAATCAATTTGATTTGGCGATTGTGGATCCGCCGTATGGGATTGATGTGGCAAATGACTCAAGATTTGGACAAAAAGGAAATAAGGCCGCCGCAAAAACAAAAGACTACAAAAAAAAGGATTGGGACAAAGGAGTCCCAACAAAAGAATATTTTGAGCAGTTATTTCGTGTTTCGCGAAATCAAATTATTTGGGGAATCAACTATTATCCATTTGATTTTTTGACTGGCGGAAGATTGTTTTGGGATAAAGACGTGCCTCAAGATTACACAAAAAGCAAAGGTGAGTTGGCGTTCAAAAGTTTTGGCCACGGTGTTGACCTTGTCAAAATAACTTGGCACGGAATGATTCAATACGATATGAAAAACAAAGAGAATAGAATCCATCCAACACAAAAACCAATAAGATTGTACGAATGGATTTTGGACAAATATGCCAAAGAAGGTGACAAGATTTTGGACACGCATTTGGGTTCGGGTTCTATTGCGTTGGCGTGCCACAATCGAGGTTTTGATTTGACTGGATTTGAAATCGACAAAGAATATTTCGACAACGCGGTTGAACGATTACGCGTTCACCAATCACAATTGACAATGTTTTAGAAATGGGCAAAGGAAGGAAACCAAAACCGACGGCAATATTAAAAGCGCAAGGCACATTCGATGCAAGCCGTCACAAAAATAGATTGGAAGCCGACGGCATTCCATCGACACCAACGGTTCAATCAGCAAACGAAACGTTCGATTGGTTGGTCAAGAAATTGGACGACCTTGGTGTTGTCGCTGAAGTGGATGCGATGGCATTGCAGATGTTGGCGGACGCGTGGGAAGATTACCAAGTGGCACGCAACGTAATCAAAGAACAAGGCCCGACGTATTCAACCACAACGGCGCAAGGCGATTTGATGTGGCGACCACGCCCGGAGGTTCTGATGATGAACCAGTCGTGGGCGAAAGTGGAAAAGATGATGATTCAATTTGGATTGACGGCATCGTCACGCGCCAAAATCAGCGTTGAAGAAAAGATTGAAACACTTGACGATTTGATTGAATGATGGAAAAGAACATAATACACCACGCGGATTGGACGACCAACGATTTGCCCGATGGTTCGGTTAACCTAATCATTGCCGACCCGCCATATTTTGAAGTCCGTGGCGATTTCGATTTCGTTTGGGATTCGTTTGACGACTATTTGAAGGACGTCGAAAAATGGGCGATTGAATGCAAAAGATTGTTGGCGGAAAATGGGACGTTGTTTTGGTATGGTGACGCAAAACGCATCGCATATGCTCAAATAATTTTTGACAAGTATTTCAATTTAGTCAATTCATTGGTTTGGGAAAACACAAACCCACACAAACAACAAATTCGTTTTTCAAAAGGATTGCGAAGTTTTGCGCCAATCACCGAACGAATTTTGATGTATTCAAACGAAGTGAATCAAACGGGGTTGGAGCGCATAAAATTGGACGTGAATAATTTCCAAACATTGCGAAATCATTTCAAGGAAATGCACGAATGGGTTGATGTTTCAAAACGCGAATTGATTCAAAGAGTTGGCCAGCGTGTTGACCATTGTTTTCGTTACAATTCAACCCAATGGGATTTGCCTACATTAGAAACATTCAATGAATTGATTCAGCAATTCAAAATAAACGAATGGGATTCGTTCCGTGAATACGAAGATTTGCGCCGTGAATACGAAGATTTGCGCCGTGAATACGAAGATTTGCGCCGTCCGTTTGATAATTTCAACAACTTTGGCGATGTTATTCATTTACCAAATTATGAAGGCGGAAAATATAAACATCCAACAATCAAACCCGAAGCATTGACGCGTGCGTTGTTGCTGACGTGTTCGCGCCCCAATGATTTGGTGTTGGTTCCATTTGCCGGAAGCGGAACGGAATGTGTTGTTTCCAAAAAAGAAAACCGCGAATTCATAGGTTTTGAAATCGACGAAAAATATCACGCCGTTGCAATGGAACGATTGAGCGACCAAGAAGAAAAGAGCAACCAAACACAATTGTTCTAATGACACACGACGAAACAAAATCAAACCGAATCATCAATTTCATTGAACGTGTTTGCACGCACGTCAAAGGTGATTTGGCGGGCAAACCATTTTTGTTGGAACCGTGGCAACACGATTTCATTCACCAGTTGTTTGGCACGATGAACGATGGCGGTTTGCGAAAATACCGAACAAGCTATGTCCAGATTCCGAGAAAGAACGGAAAATCAAACTTGTCGGCGGCCATCGCATTGGCGGTGTTGTTTGTAGACAAAGAACCCGGCGCGGAAATCTATTGTTGTGCATCGTCACGCGATCAAGCGAAAATCGTTTTCGACGTCGCCAAACAAATGATTCGGAATTCCGCAATATTGTCGCGCGAATGCAACGTGTTCCAAAATTCAATCGTGAAGAAAGGAACGAATTCGTTTCTCAAAGCGGTGGCGGCCGAAGCCGGGACGTTGCACGGGGCGAATGCCAGTTGTGTAATATATGACGAATTGCACACGGCGAAGAATCGTGAACTATGGGATGTGATGGCGACGTCGATGGGTGCAAGGTCACAACCATTGATGATTGCGATTACCACGGCGGGCGTATTCGATCCGAATTCCATTTGTTTCGAGCTTTATGATTACGGGAAAAAGGTGCGCGAAGGCGTGGTGAACGACACGACGTTTTTGCCATTGATATATGAGGCCGACCCGTCCGACGACATCCACGATGAAGAAACGTGGAAAAAGGCCAACCCCAATTTCGGCATCAGCATCAAACCAGAATATTTTGAAAAGATGGCGAACGAAGCCAAATCGTTGCCGTCGGCTGAAATCGCATTCCGCCAATTGCATTTGAACCAATGGGTGAATTCTTTATCGGGTTGGATTACGGACGACGAATGGATGAAGTCTAGTGGAACGATTGATTTAGAAGAATTAAGGAACCGCAAGTGTTACGCCGGTCTTGATTTAGCGGCTACTGAAGATGTCACGGCGTTCGTCATGGTGTTTCCAATGGACGACGATAGTATCAAGGTCGTTCCAAAATTATTCGTTTCCGAAGCGGCGGTTGAACGACGTCGGAATCAAACGGGCGGTTCTTACGACGCATTCGTGTCCAACAAAGAATTGATCGTGACCGAAGGGAATTCAACCGATTACAACGTCATTCAAAAGACGATTCTGGAATGTGCGGAAATGTACGACATCCAGTCGATTGCGTTTGACCGTTGGAATTCCAATTCATTGGTCCAGCAGTTAACCGACAAAGGGTTGGAAATGGACCCGTTCGGTCAAGGGTTCATATCAATGACGGCACCGATTAAGAATGCCGAAGTGTTGGTGAAGAAACGATTGTTGCATCATGGCGGCAATGGAATGATGCGTTGGATGGTGGCCAATGTGGTGACGAAAAAGGACGACGCGGAAAACATCAAGTTCAGCAAGGCGAAGGCGGGCGATAAGATTGACGGCATCATTGCAATGATTATGGCGTTGGGTGAAATGATGACGATGGAGAATAAAGACGTCACCGGTTCGTCGACGTACGAATCACAAGGCATTCGAATGTTATGATGAACTTAAACGACGCCCGTGATTTGGGATTAAAATTGTTTGAATTGGGATTCACGCCGTGGATCGCTGAAACGGGCGACGGTTATATCATTCGGATATTGTTGGAAGGCGAAATCATCAATGTGTTCAGAAATGATGTTGACCATTATGGCGATAATTGAAAATTATTCATATATTGTGGAGAACAAATATAAAAAGAGCATGAACCCAATTGAAAACATCAGCATCGGCACCATCATTGAAATGGTGCGCACTGGCAAAAGATTCGTCGTGGATAGTATTTCACCACAAGGCATTGTGTTGAAAGAGTGTTCGCGATTGGTTACATTTAGCCCTTCGGCATTGAATGAACGATTCAAGAGAAAATCGGCGGTGGTTATTGAGTATTAAAGTAAACGAAGCCCGTTCGGGCGGTAGTTGTTTTTTGGTTGGAAGGGACGTCATTCGTGGCGTCCCTTTTTGTTGAAAATCAATTTTTTGAACGTTGCACATGATTACGTAAATTAACCCCGAATTGTACAATCACTTCATCCGAATGGCGGAAAATCAAAATCTTTTCGGGCGTATTTTGGGCGCATTTAGAAACAACCCAAATCGTCCATCGACATCGTTGGCAAATCCGGCCGAATGGTTGTTTGCGGACAATGAGTCGAAAACTGGAATCGCCGTGACGGAAAACACGGCAATGCAATTGTCGGCGGTATTTGGTGCCGTTCGTGTTATTTCTGAAACTATTGCCACCCTACCTTGGAACGTAAAGCAAACCAACGACGACATCGTTGTTGATGCCAGTGCGCACCCAATCAATAAGTTGATTCACCACCCAAATGCAATGATAAC